TGCTCGCCCTTGCGGTCCAGGACCGGCGCACGCTGCATGGTGCGCTCCACGACCTCCACAAGGTTCGAGAGGACATAGTCCTGCGTCACCTCGACGCGCCGGGCACGTTGGGCCTGCGCCGCAGCCACAGCCCGCTGGATTTCAACATTTTTCAACAACCGCTGACCAACGGAATAGGCCGTCCGCTCACTGTAGCCTGCACGGATAGCGGCTTTGGTTGCATTCAGGTCCACCAGGTACTGCCTGACGAACTCTTTCCGCCTATCCGTCAGCTTGGGCACGGTCAGCCTCCTCAGCCTTGATTTTTCCGGTCATCACCGGGCATTCGATTTCCTCATTTCCGCAGGCCACCCGGCAGCCATTCCGGCCCAGGTACGGGCAGCCTGTGGGGCAGCAGCTCACATGGTCACACGCTGGACGCATTTCTCCCCCCGAAAAATCCCACAGTACGCCACGCGATACGTCGGCCCTGCCCTGCTGCTCCGCCCGGCTCCCCGCTAGGGGCGACCACGCTCCGGCGTCGATTGCGTGGCCCATTCAAAAAGGCGACCGTTTTCCCGTTACCCCGCTGCGTGCGGGCGATCGGCGGCCGGGGGGCGTGCCGCCGCGTGGCTCTCTACAAAAAGAACTTTCCCAATGCCGCACCAACGGCACCGGCACCGGCCATCCAGCCAATTTGCCATGCCTGCCGACGCTCCAGGATCGCAATGCGCTTCCCGTGGTCGCGGAGCTGCGTCAGGATCGCATCGTCCATTCGTTGATTCAGTGCCTCAAGAAGCGCTTCGATGCGGGCCAGACGGGCCTCGTGGTTGAGGGTCGTCTCCATCAGCGCCCCCTCGATTTGTCAAAGCTGCGCAGAGCACCGATGCCGAGCATGCCGCAGACAAGTTCCGTCAGGACATCCCCGAGAGAGGGAGGCAAAGGGCCGCCCGGAGCCCAGACAGCCATTGCCCAGATACCGAGGGGACGGAGCAAAAACTCATAGGCAAGCCCCAACACGCACACCCAGCCCACAGCCGGACGCCATCCGGCCACGAACAGGGAGAGATGGCGCGCCTCTTCCCTGTTGACCTGCATCTGCCCGTCAGCCTGGGATTGCGCCATCTTGAGCAGCTCCATGGCCTGCTCTGCCTCCCGGCGGTCATCGCCGGTAAGGTTGTCCAGCAGGCGTCCGAGGATCGCTGTCAGGCTCGCAGCGATGACAGGTGTCACAACAGTTTCTCCAGCGTTGCCGCTTCATCCTGACGGCGGTAGGCGTAATCCCGGAAACCCGTGCGCAGTTCGTGAGCGGCAGCCCCCCAGTCTCCGTGGCAAAGGTGCCCCCAGGTGACGGGGTATTTCGAGGGACTGCCCAGCTGGTAATAAAGCGATGTGATGACGGCCTGGGCCTGCCAGGGCAGATCAGCGAACGGGAGGTGATGCGTGGCTACGTCATAGAGCCCGGCGACACGACGGATATAGTCGCCATGCACAGCGGCGTTCAGCGCCTCGCATTCGGCGACCGAAAGCATGAGCGGGCGCGCCATAAGCTGGCTGATGGCGGCTTCCTTCCGCTTCCCGAGGTAGGGGCGCAATACGGGCAGGAGGTGGGCCGGGATACCCATGCGTTTGAGGTCACTGTCACGCTGCTGGCCCAGGTCGAGCCCGGCGCCGATGGTGACGCCGCTCTGGCCGATGACGGGGCCGCACTCCCCGCGATCCATTCCTGCATGGAAGTTGCGGTGCTTGCACGGCACATATCCGCGCAGGGAGTTGCTCTCGTGGCGGGTCAAAAATGTGCTGATCTCGGATGTGTGGATCACGGC